CGAGTACCATATTCATCCAAGAAGGCTTTCAGCTCTTTCTCGCTTGTAAGCGGAGCATCGCACATGGTCTGCTCCACGCCGTCCACGGAGTAGATGACGGAAACATGCCCTTTTTCTAAGTCGATGCCAGTAATTGTGAAGGTAGACATATTATTATTAGTTCCAGAAAAGCGTTACATCCATGGCCGCAACAGCGATGGTTGCATAAAGTCCTGTCCCAAACTTGCCAGCCCCTCCCGGGATGGTCACAACTGTCGGGCCCTGGTTTACAGCGGCTGTGAAGGTAATGGTGTTTAGGAGAACGGTTGTAGTCGCAGAGGTATTGTCCCAGAGCTTGATTGTGGCTCCAGCTCCACACGAGTTAACGACAAACCCAGCCAACTGACCTGCGCCAGACTTAATAAGAGCGGAAGCAGAAATATTGGTATAAGCCATCTGCGTCTGCGTTTTCATTACGTCATTTGTCTGATCTTCACCGCTAATCTTTGTGCCTAAAGTAGACCAAAGGTTTCCGTTGGCGTCGTTAATAGGCGCAGAATAATCGCCTGTCGTGCCAGCTGTATTCGCTGGCGTATCTGAACGTACGATAAGTGCAAGCACACCCGTATCTCCGCTCGCATGTACTGAATCCTCGGCTTTACCAAGGTTTGTAGCTCCCGTACCCGGAATGATGGACGTGATAGCCCCAGAGCCACCAGCCGAGTATGTGTAGGTCACGCTCGTCATCGTAGATGCGGTCGTAGCCTTCTTACCAATCAACAAGCCACGGCGGTAGTCGATGATAAACTCACCGTTATTCAAAACAGCCCCAATCTGTGAGGCTCGCGTCGAGAGTGTCTGGTTGTCCAACCCTTCCATGAGGGCCTGTATGTCTGGACGTGCCGCCCACTCAAGTTCCGTCGTAAGGGCTGTACACGTATAAGCAAGAGACGTGTCGTTAGCAGTGGCTACATTTGTCCCAATGCTGTTGAGGATGTTTTTATGAACGAATACCGCGTCCACTACCGTTCCGGCGGCCTGACCAGCGTCGGACGTTCTAACGCCAGCGGCGTAGTAGTAAAGCTGGACGGTAGCCGAGCTAGATGTGGATACCGTTGTAGAAAGATTTGTATCGTTAACAGGCAAAGCCCGTTTTTGGCTCACCTGCTCCTGTCCCCGGAGAATCGACATAGATTGTGTGTTTCCACTTCCATGACGAAAGCAAACAGAAAGTTCCCCTGCCGTCGTCAGAAAGCACAAAGCGAATAAAGGGGGCTCTCCGGAGGAAAAGAGACCTTAGCTTTATTATAGCACAAACCCCGCACGCGCTGTACGGGGTATTGACATTTTAGCCCATATACCCTTACGCTATTGGTATATGTTGGTTTTTATATTCGCCCTAATCGTAGGGGAAATCACCTGGCAGCTTCTTCACGGACGCTCTTAGAGGGGTTTTTTGGGCGCTTTCACGCTTCTTACCGGAGGTGGTGATGGTTTTCTCGTCTCCATAAGGTTTTTCAGAAAAGCTCGGGCTTCCTCATCCTTCATGGATTTCATTTGAGCGAGAGCATCGTTTACCGCTGTATCAAACTCGCCGTGGGGAATTGATCCAGACGTATCCACAGGCATCTTAGGAGCGCTCGCTGGCCCAAGTGGGATTGGATGCTCTGTTTTTAGATATTCCGAGACCTTGGCGAATGCTTTTGGATTTGTTGTTTCAAGGTTCTTTAGCACAGAGTCTCGCATCTTCCCAGGAATGTTGGAGAGCAACTCCTCAATCATGCCGCCCATGTGATACCCGCCGACGTTACCCATGACACCGCCGCCTAGAGCGCCGCCTACACCAGCACCAGCTATCTTGGCAGCTCCCTTGGATATCTTTCCTAGCAAGCTAGTAGGCACTTTGATACCATGTAGAGCCTCAAGGTAATCCGCGGCTCTGTTCTGTTTAGTTAAGATATCGTTAAACTCCTTCACAGGAATCTCCGGTGGCGCCTTCTGCTCTACCGCGACTTTCAGCGCATCACGCAGAGCCTCGTTCTTTTGGGCCTCCATGTTCACGGACGGCTCCCCGACAGGGCTGCGCTTCACGTTCATGCCGCGTACGATCTTTTCGTCATGTAAGTCTTCAAGAGACATCCCATTTGGGTACTTTTGTTCAAGCGAAGCGCCTGTTTTTTGCAACTCACGTACAAGGTCATCCTTAGCCTCTTGCACAAGAGATTTATCTCCCGTAACGCCCTTGGAAGCGGACGAGATGATCTCAGATACAGGGGTTCTTGGTACATGTGGGCTGGCTTGAGAAATAGCTGGCCTGAGAAGGTCATGGCTAGTCTTCATCGCCTGCTCTCTTATGCTATCCGCGGTATCGGCTGTATCGAATACGCCATTCGCAATATGCTCTGACGGCAGTACACCATTACTCATAAGAGTCTCTGGTATATCATGGCCACTGCCCTCAGCCCTCTTGAATATAGCGGCAGCCTTCTTAAATCCTTTCGGCATTGAGGCTGGCTTAGCCCATGCGTCTTTTACGGACGAAATGGCTTTGTTTCTCACAGCGTTTCCTCCGGCTTCAACCGCTTTGGTTGCTCCCTTTATACCCGTCTCAGCGGCTACTTCTGCAACCTTAGCTGACGGGATAAACTGAGCGATGTTTAGAACCGACTCGGCATCTTTAGCGATCTCGGGGTGCGCCTGCTTGAAGGAGGCATAAGCCTCTGCTCCTTGTTTAGCTGCGTCCACAACAGCCTTTCCACCTTCCGTGCTCAAGAAGCTGCTTATAGCGTTATGTACGGGCTGTTTTACAAAGTCTGGAGCAGCGTCAATAGCGCTCTTTAAGCCCTCACCGATTATATCATTCAGAGAGCCAGCGACGCCCTTACCGACCACTTGTAGTCCGGTAGACAGAGGGTTGATTTTACCTTCGGCTGTATCTTTAAGCGTCTGCTTGACCTCGCCAAATCTATTGCCTAGGTCAGCTCCCACGCGAGAGAAGAAGCCCGTTGTTGGGTTGGCCTTATGAGCCTCCAAATCGGCCTTAGTCTCATCCAGCGATTGTTGCACGGGGTCTTTTGCTCTTAGCTCTGCGAGCTTAGCAGCTACCGAACCAGGCGGCGGTGTCTGTGGAGCTGCTGAGGAAGACTTTGATCGAATCTCGGCTAGCTTCTGTTGTACGGGATTGAGTTCCATATTTTATGCGAAGAGATTTTTCAAAGAAGTCCCCCCCTCGTGTTGGTACATTCTTCCGATCACGGCTCGTTTCTGATCTTGGTTAAGCGAATCCCACTCGGACTTAGGCATGGCGGTGTGTGTCCAACGCTGAGCGCCTGAGCCTGTATAGAAGCCGATCTTATCTATGACTTTTATGGTGGTGTCCACAGGATCATTCAAGAGCTTAGCTGTCTTATATTTTCCCCCACTGAACGAATCGCCTGGAACGTAATCTACACCTTCCTTTAGACCAGCGACCTTAGCTATATCCGTGGTGAAAGCCGTTGGGTTATTATGCCGATCAGTTCGCATGGCCGATGGCTTTGAGGTAGCCGAGCCGCTTGAGGTTGGCGCTGGGTTGCCAGCCTGCTTGCGGATTTCATCATCGCTCATATTTGGGAACGCTTTGCGTAACTCATCCATCTCACTACTGCTTATATCCCCAGTAAGCGTAGGCGTAGGAATCTTAGCTGTTGAGAGCGTTTTCTTGATGTCTTCTAGAGTCTTCTGAAACTCGCCCTCGGATTGAGAAAGGCTGAGCTTCGTAGAGGAGTCGGCCAAGAGTTTTCGCTCAGCATCACTCACCGCTCCCTGACCCTTAAGGAGATTAACGTTATCCAACGAAAGAAGTGCTTTGAGGTTATCGAACTGCGCCTCGAAATCACGAGCATCCGTTCCGGGAATCTTCTGCCATTGGAATATTCGGCTCATCCCAACAGCGGATGTGCCTTTGCCTGCCGTTAACTTATCTAGCAAGCCACTCGCGGATTTGAGAGCGTTCTGCTTTATATCAGACAACTGTGCGGATATCTCTGGAACCTTTGGCTGTGAGTATGAAACTGTCCCATCATCATTTGTCGTTTGCAAGAAGTCCTGCCCACCGATCTTCACTATCTTTTGATCCGCCGTGCTCCTGGAAGCCTTCGCTGCATCCGCGAGAGTCTTGGCTAGGTCAGCATCACCCTTAGCTATATCTGCTTTATAGCTTGGGCTCTCTTTAATCTTATTGGAGGCGCTTTCAAGCGTATCCGAAGCTGTGATGCCTGCATCTGGGTACTTTGCAACGAGGGCGAGCACCGTGGACTTTGTTTTCCCACCAGCTTCTTCTTTGAAAATGGAGCTGCCCTTTACCTTCTCAGCAGCCGAGGCGAGGGTATCTGCCGCTGTAATGCCCGCATCCGGATACTTTGTAGCGTAATCTAGGATAGCTGCCTGGACGCGAGCATCTGCCGCGTTGATAGGTGCTTGCTTAGCCTGTTCCTTCTGGAACTCGAACTGCGCGTCTGCACGCTTATCGGCAGCCACGTCACGAGCTTCCTTGAGGGAGTCCATGGAGATCCTGTAGAGATCGTTAATACTCGCCCGCTTACTCGTCTCAAGAGAGGTGAGATCCTGGTACATCTTATCGAGCATCTTAACGTCGTTGTCTTTGATCGCCTGCTTAGCCGTCTCAAGAGCCGTCACCATCTTCACGTTGAGATCGCTAATCTTGCGGAATCCCTCGTCGATGGCGCTCTTTACGTTTCCTAGCTCTACCTCTGGCGCGTACATGCTTCGCCCAGCGGTGATACCAGCTACTCGCACGCTCTGCTCGTAAGCAACGTTCGCTTGTCTCTGCTCAGCGATCAGGCTCTCAAACGTCTGAGATATGTTGTTGAGTTGGGATTTCTCTGAGTCGGTAAGTGGATACGTCCCATTCATGATCTGGTCTATTTTTGCCTTGTGGTCATCGTAAGCGGCTTGCATCCGAGCATCCGAAGCAGCAATGGATGCAGCAAAAGCCGCCCCTGCGTCGGCTGGGGCTCCTGTCGCTGTCGTGCCAGTTGTCCCAGCACCTCCCGCGGCAGCAGATGGAGTTGTTGCAGGAGGGCTAAACAAAGCATTTCCATTCGCATCCGTCCCTGTTTGAGTCCATCCAGCGGCATATCCAGTCCTGCTTTCGTTAAGAGGCACTTTATCAGCCGTAACACCAGCGCTTGGCGCTGTCGGTGTAGCCGTTGGCTGTGTAGGCGTAGCCGAGGGGGCGGCGAGGGCAGGGTTCTTTGTCCATGTATTTCCACCATCGAAAGATACCAACGTACCGTCTCCACCTAACTTAGCTCCGGCTGGTGCTGCTATGGAGGAAGATGTGACTCCCCCAGTATTAGCAGCCGCACCCTGTGATCCTGTCATCCCAGCGAATTTCCCCATCTGTTGAGCGGTAAGGCCCTGCGCGTTCACCGCGGCGGACTTCTGGTTAATGTCCGTGGTCTGCTTCTGTACGTTCGTGATTGCTGGTTTTGACGTAACGACAGCAGGCCCCGAGACAATCGGGGCTGGCTTTGGCGCTACTGGCGCTGCTGTACCCACAGACATGTTCGGTGCAGGTGTCATGTTGGGAGCTACGCTCATGTTTGTGGGAGTTGCCATAATGTATTTTACAGGTCGATGTCAAAGACGGTTCCACTTGGCCCAGCTGTAGGCGAAGATGTAACAGTCACACCAAACGGTGCATTAGCTAAAAGTCCATTCGCACCAGCCGCGCCCCCTGAAACGTCCGTTGGAGCTGCCCCTGTGATTGTCGTTGACACGCGGATTATATGACCGCCAGAACCTCCTCCGCTGCCAGCGCTTGCATTTCCGCCGCTAGTCCCGCCAGCAGCATATGAGTTGCCAGCCGCGCCACCAGCTCCGCCGACAGCCTGAAACATTGTACCAGTCCCTAAATCCACGATTGAACGCGCTGCTACGAACAACATGCCTCCGCTGCCACCGGAACCTCCAGTTCCTCCAGAGGCGACGTTGTTGGCGCCGTCACACGAAACGCCGCCGGAGCTTCCTGATCCTGATCCCGAGTTCGGTATAGTTATTGTCCATACAGTCCCCTTTATGTAAGCCAGGGAAAGAGTCATGAAAGACCTCGGGAAGACCTTGGTCTGGGTGGCAGAACCTCCTGGGCCAGCTAAACCTCCCGCTCCACTGTTCGTGCCAAAAGCATTGTTGTTCCCACCTCTACCGCCAGAGCCTCCGGCCGAGGCTGTCAATGTTTCTGTTTTAGCCGTGCCCGCCGTTCCAGAATTTCCATCTTGAGAGCCAGCAATAGTCCTTCTTGTACCAGCAGCTCCAGCTTGCCCATCTACTCCAGGAGGGAGTGTGTTGCCAGGAGCGCCCAAGCCAGCAGCTCCAGCGGCTCCCGCGGCTCCATTAGTTCCATCCGTTCCAGCAGTCCCCGCCGTACCGTTATTCTTTAGCTTTGCTGTAGAGCCAGCATTTCTCGTGAGAGAGTTAGCAAAAACCTTGTACCCGTTACAATCAACGTCGTTAGCCCCTGTAAGAATCAAGTTGTTGTAATACATGTCCCTAGACAGAGTTGTAGGGACAGAGATGGTGACATTTCCGTCGCTCCCATCGCTATACACATTCTGCACAAGGGCGCCCAAAGAAGAGGTGAGATAGCTGCTACGAACAGCGTCATTGGCAGAATCTGGATCGGTTGTAATTTGGCAGCTATTAGCCGTAAATGTCTGAACCTGCGCCCAGGTACGAGGCGTATCAAGGAACGTCTGATCCAATACACCCGACCCATTCAAGACGGGAACCTTGCTTGCATCTCCCACACCCGCGGAGACATTCTTAAAATTGCTGTTTGCAGGCACGAGGGCAGCTCCCGTTCCCCCCGTGGCCGTCCCGGCGGCTGTCTCTGCACCCGTAGCAAGTTCTACGATGCCTTTTACTGTCGTAGAGGCATTAGGAGCACCTGCAACAGCTACACCATCCACATAGCCCTTGCTAGCGACCTGCCAAGAAATAGTGGGCGCTACATACGAAGTACCGAGGATAGGCGTATTTGCTCCGTTAGGAAAAGTCCACGCCCCTGTAACGGTCTCGGTATTACCTTTGTTCGCAAACTGGTTTAGAAGGCCGGAGGTAACAGCTACGACAGCCTTAGACCCACCAGAGTGCGGTTTTGCTAAACCAGACGTCTCTGTGTACGGGCTGAGGTGTAGCACGGTCTTCACGCCCGTGAGGGTTGTAGTCCCGTTTGAGTTAGCCGTTACTCCCGTGAACGATATCTGCTCTTCGTTAGACCCCGCCCCAGGTTCTAAGGTCATGAAGCCCTTATCGCCAAAGTTGGCCATCGTTAATTGGACGCCATCTATGGAAAGGAACGTCGTAAGAACGAGGGTCGTGTCACCTATTGATGCACCGGAGCTGTATAGAGAAAACGATTCGAGCTGCGGGTAGAGAGTATTAGCCATATCTATATTATATCATTAAGAAGCGAGGGGTGGATCGTAGATTGAGGGCTGGCCTTCTTGTGTAAGTGTCGCATTCGTTGAGAACGAAATGATTTCCCACCACGCACCGATTTCGTTAGACCCAAACCCAATCTGCTCCTCAAAGTACGGCTGCTTGTTGAACGTCTGGACGAGACGGAACTTAGGAGGCGTATCGAGCGGGTCAGACTCAAACGCCGATCCACCGATGGATACATCACCGATAGATGTTTTTCCGATAGAGGCATCGTCTACCACGGGTACGATGTAGGCGTCTGGAAGTGTCCTCCAAGACCATGAAGATACGGGCCCATTTAGCTCTCTACGGAGATATCCTGTGAGCTTGGTGCTCTGATACTTGTATCCCTCGATAAAGAACTCGTTTGACGATTTGGTAGCAGTCCTGTCTCCATGTGATTCATACGCAAATAACGCTAAACAGTTCGCTGGTCTTCCATCATCGGAGAGGCCCGTGAATAGCTTAAATGTGTTCGATTCTGCATACGCATGGCCGTACAATTCCCCTCCGATGATAGATAAACGACCGAACGGAAGTATCTGTGGAGCTTCCCAGTAGTGGTTCTGACTTGGGATAACGGAAGCATCATCTACGTCATGCGTCATATTATAGATAAGCATTACCCCCTCTGCTGGTTTCGTAACGATAAGGTACTTATTGAAGTAAAGAGCATGGCCGTCTGTAAAATCAGCAGCAGCTACATCGTGAACGATTGAGCCAGAGATATCGTTTATCTGTGGGTCGGTAAGAAAGTTCGGTGAGAGACCCATTACGTTTATCTGCTGCTCATTAGACACGAAGGCGATAAGATTCTTGATCTTTACTGCTAAACCAGAGGCTTGGCAGGCTTGATTTGCCGTTGTTTTGATGGGGACGATATCGAGCGCTTCCTTGGCGTTATCTGAGGAGAGCGTGAACTTCGTTTGATACCAGTAGTTTTTGCCAGCGCTGATGAACATTGAGCCTGATTGTGGCTGCAACAGCGTAGGCACGCCGTCAAGCGTGAGTAGAGCGCCTTGACCGACTGTTCTAGGTGTAGAGAACGTATAGCTCTGGAAATTATTGATAGCCGAGACATAAACAGAGTTATTATCAGAGGCTGTGACATAAATCTGGTTATTTAGATTCTCGATAAGAGTATTTTTGAACGTGGCTGGGATGCCCGTCGCGCCGCTATTAGGCAGGACTTGCGGAGTTTGATGAATGACAGAGGAAACGGCCTCGCCTGTTGGGTCTGCGGAAATCCCTATCATGTATGCGCCTATGTAGTTCGTGTATGTATAGGCCGTGCTGTTGGTCGTCACGGACTTTGTATACGCAGAAGTAACCAAGAATCCCTGCCCTCCTATTCCCACGCCCGCTGTGTCTGTGATGCGAATGTACCCCTGTGCGATAGTCGTGATGTCTAGCGTACATCCAGTGCCCGTACCGCCAGACGTGACCTTACCAGCACCCGTTGTATACCCAGAGCCCGGGGTAAGGAGTGTCACCGCCGTCACAGCGCCAGCGGAAACTGTTGCCACACTAGCCGTAGCACCCGTTCCTCCAGTAGTTATAGTTAGGATATCTCCGACTACATACCCAGCTCCGCCAGCGGTAGGGGTAGCGTTCAAAACAGCCACACTCCCCGTAGCCCAAGATGTTTCTGCAACAGTCGAAATAGCTCCAGACCACATGAAGATATTGGACGTACCGTCCACCCAAAGCATCAAATCCTTTAGCTCATTCGTAAAATCCCAAAATCGGCAAGCCTTGTATGTAGAGCCTACCGATGTGTACAGGTCTATCCAGTAAACCTGCCCCTCTGTGAACGTCGTGGCTCCGTACTTCTGCCCTGCCGTAGCAACGTATCTGTACTGGAGCACTCCGTCTGAGCCGCTGGCGTTAAATCCTACACGCAAATTTCGCTCTGTGCCGTAATGCGTATTCCAATCGAAGGAACCATAGATACCCTGACCGGAGTTTGGGGTGGAGCGCTGCCCATCGAGGGTATACCCCTTACGGCTGCCAATGCGTTTGAACGTGTTTGTTAGGACGTTCTGCGATCCCTTGACCATGACCATGGGATTGAGAACCGAAACATCCTCTCTGTTTCTGTACCCAAAGGAGAACCCACTCCGTACGTTTGCTGCTAAGGCATCGTTAGCTCTTGGCATAGGCTATGGTCGCAGCGTAATACCGCCTAGCTTGGTAGCGTAGGACGATCTGCGAACGTTGTAGTATGAGGAGTGCGTCTTTTGAGTTTGCGATGGGTATTTGCGGTTGTAGTTCATCACAGAGCGCTCAAACTCCTTCTGGAAGAAGGGGAGGTCAAACGCTGAGTCTTTGCCTTGCTGTTGCTGAGCGGCGAGCATTGCTAGAGCGTTCGTAAATACGCCATAAGAGTCTGCGTCCAAGTTCACAAGGTCTGTATCCGCCGTAACACGTTCCTTGAACGTCCCCGACGAGTCACGGAAGAGGTACTTGGAGTAGTATTCGATTTCGTAAATAGAGCCGAGCGAGGCAACTACTGAATCAAAGTAAACCGGAGAAGCTGATCCGGTTATTGTCGTAGCGAACTTTAGGTACGTTACCGACGTCTCATCTGGAGAGCCTGTCGTGGTAGCTGTCTGCCAATCGAAGCCTAGAAGGTTCCAGCCCGTCGTAAACGCGGTTCCGTCCCATTGAGCCGTGACAGACTTAGACCAATACGCTGATGCAGAGCTTCCCCAGCTTAGAGTGAACGAGGTTGGGAGCGTGGACTGATTGTACACCCACGCGAATAGTACCGATCTGCTGAGATAATTTGTGAGATCAACCGCTGTCATCGTGGAGTTTGAGATGTACCCAGACCCACTTAAGGAATAGCTTAGCGAGCCAGAACCCTGCACGAAGTAGATGTCTTCTGAGGCGATGTTTGATGCGCCAGACGATGCCGACCACGTTCCATTTGACGTAACCGAATCACATCCGTTTAAGAGCACGTTTGAGAGTGCTGGAATGGCTATGCGGAGCGTCTTGCTGTATGTATCCCAATCTACCTCCACGAGAGACCCAGACGTGACTAGCTGCTTCATTCTATCGAAGTCTTGCGAAGCAAGCTGCACCGGAACGTCGTTAAAGCGACGGTTGGCCTGCGGCCTGATGTCGATCAATCTGTTTCCCTTGAGGTCCGACGGGCAGGTCGCATTGTAGGCAGCTTGGCCGTATACGGGCGTGGAAAGCTGTGATGTCCTACGCGTCTCCTCAAAGTCGCATTCATCCAGACACTTAACCGCTGCGTCGAACAACAGACCGTAGAAGTCCGTGAGCTGATTAGCGGTAGTACCGTGTAATTTTCTCGCTACGGCGTTTTTTAGGTCTGATACAGAGTAGGACATAGTGTTTTCAGCCTTGCCCCCGTAAAGAGGCAAGAGGAAGACATTAGGTCGTTCCCGAGAAACGAAGGAGGTACTTACAGCCCGTGACTGTTCCAGCGAGCGTACCCGTTGCGGTAGCGGAAATCTTGAGACGATCTCCCTGAGCCACTACGAGGTTAGATGCCGTTCCGTTTAACGTGAGTGCGAACTTGCCGTTAGCCACGATAGCAGCGCCACCCGTAGCCTTGGTCGTGTTAGGAGCCGTAGCTGCCAACATGACGTTAGTACCAGCGCCAGCCTGTCCAAGATTCGTAATCGTGAACGTGATGTAGTTGGTGTCGTTAGCTGCGAGCGCATCAATACCAGAGAAGTCAGCCGATGAAAGCGAACCTGCCTCTGGTACGATGACGTACTGATCGGAAGCTCCCGTTGTGGCCTTCGTGAAGGTATCTGTCGTTACAGATTTGGAGGCAGCTGGAGTTGAGAAAAGCGAGCGCGTAAGAGAAATACCCGCGTATGTGCCGGTAGAATCAAATAAGATTTGATACGTCCCGTCCGAGAGTTTTGTATACAGCGCGCTTACCCCTGTGCCGTCCGGTTGTGCTACTTGAGACATAGGTTTTTAAGGTTATTTAGGGTTCTGGATGAGTAGATTTTTGGGGTAATTGTCTGTTTTGCGGTGACACTCTCGACAAAGTGTTCTGCCGTTTGATACGTCCCACATCGCTGGACAGGTGCGCGCGTCTTCTGGCGTTTTTATTCCATATAGATCGCGTATCTCTCTGTACGGTACGATGTGGTCTGCCTCGAAACCGGAAGCTTTGCCGCACCAGACGCACTTGAATGAGTCTCGTGTGAATACAGCAGTCCTCCAAGCAACGTATTCCGGTAGCTGCATGATCCTTTGACGCAGGGAGTTCTTGGCGCTCTCTCCTTTGTACACGGGCGAGCGTTTACCGCGGATAGCTGCGCGAGAGCAGACAAGGTTGCAGTAGACATGTTTTTTGAGCTGCCAAGGCTTGCGCTCCACAGTCTTTCCACAATACTCGCACGGATGCAGAGATGGCTGTTTCCAAGCTGGATGATTTTCTCCCGACCACTCGGGTTTTTTCTGACCCTTGAACAGTCCGCGACCTTTTTGAAGCCCTCCCATATTCATCTTACTTATTTCCACGTGGCTATAAGTTCTGCCTTTATTCCATGGAACAAGACCTTTTGGAGGAGGAACTCCCTGCATCTTTATAGCGGTATTTTTTAATGAGCAAGCTCTGGAGCAATATTTCTTGCTGTTTTCCCAGTACTTTTTGCTTTCACTCGGCTTCTTGTCGAAGGTATTACCGCAAACCAGACATTGTTTTTGCATAGATGGGTGAGATAGGAATTATCCCACCCATCATATGCTATTGAACTTATAGTTACAAGCCTAGTGATCCTAGGTCCCCAAAGAGCCCACAATTCCTGCCCAGTCGGCAGCAAAGTACGCTTCACGGAAGTTACCCTGATACTTGTATGAGCGGTTGTCGCTGTATTCCCATGAGACGAGAGCCGTTTGTACTCCTTGGCGAATAACGCGCTTCAAACCGTGGAACTGCGAGAGCAAGAACCAAGCCGTATCCGATCCACCAGCAGCAGCGCCCAAGTAAGGCGACGTCATGACTTCGATGCCGAAGACAGAGAGGTAGACGTTGACAGCGTTGTTAGCCGTGTCGGAAACGAGCACAGACTGTGTGACCTGCACAGCGTTCTTGAAGCCCTTTGGAGCAACCACGAGATTTTTACCTTCCGAACCAAGAATGACGCCGCGCTGGTTCTTCTGTTCGCGCAAGGCGACCATACCGAGGTTAAGCGTGGAGTCCGTCAAAGCACCCGTAATCAAGTTGCTTACCGTATCGCCGTTAAGCGTGACGTGGGAAGCACTGATAAGGGCAACACCGTCAGGCGTGAGCGTCGTGGTGAAAGCGCCGCGGAACAAACCAAAGGCGTTGTCATCCTGCGTAACGCGAGCCATGAGAGCGAACTGGCGGACATCTTCCGACCACACATCGTGCATGTTGTCGTCGAAGAGGTTCTTGGAGATCAAGATCTTCTGGGCAAAGTCGGAAACGAGAACCGTGTTCTTGTATCCGGTCTTTGGCGTGTCAGATGGGACGGTTTCGGTTTCACCGATAGCGCTCCATTTGCCCGTTCCCATGTTCACCTGGTGAATATAGGCGGAGTGGGTTGTAGGGACTTTGCGGAACAATTTTCCATTCTCAGCGGTAGCGATACCCCAAGCGCCTGCGCCAGCGGTCTCGAACTCTTGGAAGAACACGCTATCAAGCTCGGTACGGGTGATAGCAAGGTTGTCTGCTTCTGTGAACATATTATGTGTTCGATGTTAGAAAATGAATTAGGTGAGCTGAGAAACACCAGCGCGGAAGCTAAAGGCAACCTTTCCTGGATATTTCGTGATGTCGAGAGGTTGGATGACGCAACCATAGGTAGAACCATCAGCAGCGAGGATCGTATATTTGCTTGCTGTAAGATCCAAAAGCACACGATCACCAACAAGGGCGTCGTACTCAGCTTGCGTGTCGAACGCGGTCGAGTCGTTAGGAGAGATCAACCAAACATCACCGGAGTTAATTGGCACAACTTCCACATAACCAGCGGCGGAAGCCGTGTTGGTCGATGTCGTGGCAGCAATACCAGCTAAGAAATCCGTAGCAACAACAGGTTTGTTGGTAGCCATGGACGTACCAACAGCAGCGCCGAGAGCAACGGTGACAGGATCACCTGGGTAGATGAGCGTGGCGGAAGCGGCTACGAGGACACGCTTAGTGCCTGGATAGCCAAAACCGTTTTTGCTCGACATCAATTGAATGTCATTGCGAGCAGCAGTAGACATAACTAAAAAATCGCGTTATTTGGATAAATACGCGCGAAAATCTAGTGAGTGTCTTGGATTTGTAGCTAGTAGGAACGAACCTTCGTCATGTCGTTAGGACGTGCAGATTGTGCAGTTTTATTCTGGGCAATCTCCTCTGCCTTCACAAGCATTTTCTCAACTTGATCGGACGTATACATCCCACGAGAGTTGTAGATTTGACGTAGCTCGTTTTTCTGCGCCTCAGACCAGTAGCCTTGCGGCTTGGATTCTGATCGTTCGTTATGACCGGAGCCTACACCAGCGGTTCCTCCGAACCCCCCAGCGGATTTTCCAGCTTCTAAAGCACGGCGCAGCTCCTCGTTCTCAGCGCGAAGTTTTTCCTTTTCAATCACCTCAGCTTCGGCATCTTGAACGGCCTTTTTTTCCAAGTCTCTTTCTTGGATTTTCGCATCAATAACCTCGTCCAGCTTTTCAGGGCTCTCAAGGTCTTCTTGGGTAACTCGCTTTGTCTTTTTCGTTAAATCCTTCGCAGCAAGCAAGCCCGCGCGATAGATTTCTTTATCTTTCGTCTCCTTAGCTAACCGAGCTTCAAGCTCAGCAATCTTCGCAGACGTCTCAGATGCGGTGGCTGAGGCATTACCCGCATTGCCTGCCGAGGTATCAGGCTTTTTACCCTCGTCTTGTGTGGTTTTGTTGTCCATACTTGGTAAAACCGCGCTTAGGAACTGGCGCGTGACAGCTTTTCTTAACCGCGTCTTTCGTTATTTAGCGACGCGTGACGCTAGGCTCTTTGCCTCTTGAAAGATATTATACTCTTTTTTCACGCGGCTTAGAAGGTCTTCTTGCAGACCAACGACATGCAGCATCGCTTTTGCGAACATGAGTTGATCGAAATCCTTCGCTTGTTTGATGCCTAAATCGTTCGCTAGAGCACGAACGGTGTTCGTCATAATGTTCCATAGCTCCATCTTCTCCATGAGCATGGCCTCGCTACCTAATTCCTCCATCTGCGTGACGGTGGGCTTCACTCCCCCTATAAAAAGCTCACCAGATTTGTCGAGCGCCGCCACCTCCATCTTATTGTGGACGTGTTTGAGCGCTGAACAGAAGCGACAGGCTTGAGTTGGCATATTAGACGGTTACAACACAGCCTCGATAGCGTTAGCAACCTCGATAAAGAGCTTCTGGCCCCCTCCATCGCCGTTCACGTCCCACAACTGGGCCGTTTTCTTGAAGACAGGAAGCAAAACCTTCTCGTAATCCTCATCCGACATCGTGACCGTGATAATTTCGTCGGGATTGGCTTGAGATTCCTTCTGTATTTCAGCAGCTTGCTTGTTAAACTCAGCCGTAAGCTCGCGCCCGACGCGTGCAGCCTCTTCTGTCGGTAAATCCTTGGAAGACTCACGGTATTTTGCCTGCATTTCATCGAATACGATGCGCTTTTTGGCTTCCGTAGCCATAACAGCCTCCATGAACGTCTTGTTAGCGAGGTTGATCTTGTTGACGATACCCTGATTCGTACGAATGCCCTTGATTACGTCGATGCCGCAGGCGTCTGCCACGACTTGAGCGTCGAGTTTGTCTAAACGGTGGGCAAGACCGGACGCGAGAGAGGCTTTGATCTGAAATGCTTTCATGGAAGTAGGGAAAAGAATAAAGTTTCAATGATTAAACGGTTTTCTTTGGTCTTCCAGGGGGTTTTTTCTCCACAGCAGGCTCATGAATAGGCTCAGGTTCTACCACGACAACCTTTTCCTCGACCGTAACGGGCTCGACATGTGCTTCTTCCGCTACCAGACCATCCACTTTACGAGCGCACATAGCTAAAAGCGCGTGGATATCTGCACTCTCATCGACTTCCTGGAAGCCTAGAAACTTCTGCATAGATTCCACGTTGAGGGCGCTGAGGTCTCCAACGGTAAAACCATCGCTCTCAATGCGCGTCACGCCGCGTTCCGTTATGCAGACAGGCGACGAAGAGCGCTTCATATCGAACGCCTTGGATATATTATTTCTTGTCGTGGGCGATAGCTGGAGCCAAATGTGCGGCGTAATCATCACATTGAACATAGTTACATTTTAGTAGGAACTCCCATCTGGGGGATACCCTGTTGAGTAGCTTGGTTTGGTTGCATTTGTGATTTCTTGCCTGCCATAGCCATGAGCTTCTCTGGTGTCATGTCGTTTCCGTCATCCTTTGGGGCGATAAACGATTCAGGATCACGCGCTGTAACAGGATTCGTAGAATACAAGAGCTTCTTCACAGCCTCTTCCATGTTATTGAGGCCAGGTTTTGCTTGCTCTGCCTTGATAACAGCGTCAAAGGTCTCAAGGTTACGCTTGAACCGCACAGCCTCGCTCTTAGGCTTCAACACCTCATCCGTCATCATCATTGAGAACTTGAAGGCGCGAATACGAACCGGGTCAGCCTTCACAAGCTCCGTCTCAGAACCAAGACCGCCTTGCTCATCTAAGACCTTGTAGGATTCTTCTAGCATCTTGTCTTTGTCCTCCAATCCCGTAGGCAGCTTCTCGAACTTGATACGGCGCTGTTTCGCCTTGCCCTGGTCGGACTTAAGGTCAACTAAGAAGGTTTTGTACTTCAAACCGTCTTGAGCGCCTTGGATTTTGCCCGTGTCTGCAACGGTGAGGTACTGGAGCACGTCACCCATAACAAGCCGCGTCATCTGCACGCTTGCACCAATAAGCTCAGCCACGAAAGGCGAGAGGTCCGTTTCCATCTGCTGCTCACGCAAGGACATCTCATAGGCAGTCGTATGCAGCTTGTTGCCACCGATGACAGACGTGTTGGCTGTTTCTGTGAGTGAGGATTCCACCTGCTGCATAGCGGTAAGCAAGTTTCCCGTCTGCAATGGGGGCAAGAGGGGCTCAAGGCGAGATTCTGGATCACGCATGGTTGTTGTAGCGCCTGGAATAACCACATCGGACCCGATCATGTCCTTACCGATGTACTTCATCGGCTTCATCGTATCCAAAATCGCTCCATCCACGAGGACCGGATATAGCGTATTGATAATGTTCGCATCATGGGAGACGGAAAACACCAAGGACTTCCCATAGAAGAAGTTTTCTCTAATCCACGAGTAAAACCACTTGGCAAAGGGATAAAGCCCGTCCTCGCGTGGGTTCTTCTCGTCTGCTTCCCCGATAATAATCCCGTTCACAACCACAACGAGAGACCCGCCGTTTTCCTTGGTCCAGTACAGTATTTCCTCACCCAACTCTCCTCGGAGGTTAGGATCGTATGCAAAATAGAAACCCTGGTTAGCATCGTTGAACAAGAGCTGCATTCCCTTTTTAACGTACTCCCAGTTTTTCTTCCCCCTGTACTTCGCTTCTAGCTGCGAGTGCGACTGCACCCTGCGCCAGATAACAAAACGCTGCTTCTGTATGTCCTTCTCGAAGATATTCTCAATGTAGAGCTGGTCGGTAGGGACAATCGTAGACACGAAACCAGATAACGCCTCATCCATCACTCTCTTGGTCTCCCACGTTCCATCCGGCTTGCGGTTTAGCTTCTGGTCACGATAAACCTCGCGGTATTCCTGGTGAACAATACAGGCAGGGCTCGCTTCGCTTTGGAGGACAGAATGCAACCAAAACTCCTCGGGGAAGTAAGTAGCTCGTACCCAATCCATGAGGGAGTTGACCACAAGCGCCGCATCACCGTTTGGCTTCGTCTCAATATCGCTTGCTTGGAGTTGTAGGAAGCCTAGACGCCCCGCAACGTGTCCAGCCATTGAGATAGCCTTATTGCGCTCAATAGGGCGTATAGCGTTGCTTCTCCAGGCATTCGCAAGGTCACCACTAGCAGGCTCCCCATTGTTTGGCTGATAGGTGTTAAAAGCCATCGAGTCTACTTGGTCTCTTTGTATGACAGATAAATCGTTGAACTCTTGTCGAGGGCGATACATCGTCTGATAGCCTAAAGCAAAATCGCGGAGAATGTCCGCGCGCACTTGCTTCTCAAGCTCTGTTGGCTGCCAGGTAGCCTTTTCTACTTTAATATCAGGGTTAGCGTCACTCGTTCCTGCTTTTGATACAGCCGTGGCTAGATTCGCGTCGATAATAGACATATACCTTGAAATTATATCACGGAAGAGCTGCGGCACGAACTCCGGCCATGCGGGCGGACCCGTAACGGTAGGCCGTTGAGGATTGTTTGTTGACGTTCGTCTTCGCCTCTTGCTCTTGTGGACGTCCTACAACCTCGGATGCCATGGAGAGGCTGTCCATACAGTCGTCATGCTCACTGATAGGGAACTTTAGCAACTCTCCTTCAAGGTCTTCACATCTTCCGTTCACATGCCAGATAGACCCGCTCTCATATCTTGGAAGAACAGACAATATGCGATCATTCTTTGAGGCTTTAGCTGTATGTTTAAGCTCTTTAATGTTCAGGCGCGTACCTCGGCGCATTTGCTCATCCTCGACGAGCGTCTTGAGACCCTGCCAGAATTGCGTGTCCTCAATCCCTATCATGACCACGCTTTCCATGGACCAGATAGAAAACATGCCGTCTATAAGCTCTTTTGGGCTTTGTCTACGTCTCCACGCCTCAACCATCCACTTGCCGCTCTGAGTGACCTTCACAAGAGACCAGCCTATAAAGTCGCCCTGGCCCCGTCGGATACTCTCAGCCGTATAAGCCTGTCCCGGAGGGTCGATGAGCAGATAGGCTGCCGTCTCCATCTTGTCCACCTCTTCCCTTGAAACAGGGCGAAACATTTCACGCCTGAACTTGGCTATGCTTGGATCAAACGGCTTTCCCATCATTTCACGCATGAAGTCAGCGTCTCCGCCCTCTGGGGTACGCATGCGACGCTTTATCTCCTCAATAGACACCCTACCCGTAGCTAGCGCCTCTTCGTCCGTGAGGGTATGACGCTCAGGCCACGAGGGATTGCCGTCATCATCTAGTATCCAAACAGAGCGCACGCGGATCGAAGTGTCTACCTTCGCCTTGTCCATGATGGATTGAACGTTACCGCTCTCGCTTAGATAGTTGCCTAGATAGAGGATACGGCCTAGCGCCTGGTCTATACCTCCTTTGAACTCGGCTATATGCTCGCGCACCTGCCTTGTCGCTGCTGTACTCCTAACCGTGGTCATATCCTCAAAATCATCCATGACAATCAGTTGCGGGCGTACAGAACCATGCAAGCGACCACGGACAGGCTCTTGTGTGCTGTGAGCCTCTACACGCACCCCGTTAGTGGTCAAGAAGTCGTTTATGCTCTTTTGGGTCTTTTCCGCGTCTGAGCGCTTGGCGTTGAACAGGTCACCAAAGTCCTGGCGTATCTTTTGGTTGGTTTGCAGCTCAAGCACCACATCGAAGAGAAAACGGCCGCTATTCGCTTTGTCGTGGCTATCGACGTTTATATACTCAAATTTCTTGTACACGATGCACCACAAGAGAAAACCTTTTGCTAGCGAAGTCTTGGCACTCTCACGGAACATGAACCAGCCAAGCTCTTTGACCTTCCCCGAGACTAGGTCGGATAGATCAACGCTCATATCCCCGTGATAGGAAGAGAAAGGGCTTTTAACGTAGTGGAAGAGGTAGTACGAAAAGAAGGCGAGAAAATTGTTCTCACAAGCAAAAACGCGCTCAGCGGTTGGCGCGTTGTTCAGCCACAACACTTGTTCACGGCTCAATAAGGGCATGGGGAGGAAATAGGGCCTCTATACGTTTCTTGTCCTCTTCCCCTAGTGCAACCACTTCTCGGACCGTAGAGGACACGTCGGCGGTGTTATGGGGATTACCCTCAGCCATACGCCAAACTATTTCAGGCGGTAGACCTGCTAACCATCTTTTCTTGTCTTGCGGTTCCATGTTCGCCAAGAATTCCCTAGCAAAGTCTTTCATGGTCTGACCCTTGGGTCTCCCGTTAGGATTGCCACTCTGTCCCTTCTTAAAATGGAAGGGTACTAGCTGTTCCGCCTTCTTCGTAGTCCTCTTATCTACAACAGGAATAAATACCCCATCCTTAGCAGGAAAAGGCCTACGTCTCCTCTTCTTTTCTAAAACTTCTTCCATAGCTAAAAAACAGTTTACCATCTTTTCTATCCCCCTTCCTAATCAACCCCCGATAGCCTTGCTTGTGGATAACTCTTCAAAACCCAACAGATACAAGCATTGACACACCGTGCTATCTATGGCACTATGTAGACATGAGGAAGGCAAAAGACCTTCCCAGAAACGGACAGGGAGGAACAAGGGGCATAAAACCTCCTTCTCTCCTCCCTGCCGTACCTAACTCACCCATAAGAACCAACATGAACCAAAGAACCATCAAACTCTCAAGAGAAGCTATCAGACGCTACCAGGAAGACAAGGCGGGATGCACAAGCGCTTTCCCCTTCGTCCTTCTAGGAATAGAAACCGCTCTCATCATTATCACTCTCTCTATTAACTAAGAACTATATGCAAAAAGCCTTTTTCTACGTCGGCAGCAATAACGAGACCCACGAGCTAGAAGTCGGGAAGATTGAGGCAACGCTAGTGAAACACTTTGACGGCTTTACCGCTTCCGAGGTTGTCGGGTACTGGAAGGGGAGCAAAGAACGCACGCTCAAGGTGGAAGTAGTAACAGATGAAAGCCCTGCCTTCCTCGCTCGTGTAGCCAAAGAACTAGCCAAGAACTTATCCCAAGATGCTGTCATGATGGAGATTGTCGAAAGCAATGTAGCCTTTATCCAAGCCTAACCCTTACCCAATAACCACGAACCACTATGAAAACAAGAGACTTTATCAGCCACCGCTTGAACGTAACAGGCAAAACCGGACGATGCGCGAGCGTTACACAGGGAACCGATGGGACCTTCTATTCTTACGGACCCCACTATCCCCTTTTATTCAAGGTCCAAGGCTTGGGCTGGGTTGTGAACACGGTGAACGGCTATGGCAACACAACCGCAAAGCATATCGGCTACGCATCCATGCACGCCTTGCACCGTGTAGACCTTATCGGGAGTGATTACAGCGCTTGCAACGTCATTGCATCCCTCAAGGTAGAGCGTACGCGCATCCTTGAAAGCATGGGGAAGATGGTCAAGGGGAAAAGACCGCATGATATGGCTTGCCATCGCCTTTCCCGGATAGACAACACGTTAGCAGAATTAAACGCCTAACCATCCACCTAGCAACCACTAACTATATGACAAACAACCAACGAGGACGAGACGCGTTCGCTGTACTCATGCAAGAGGGAAAGATCGTCTATGACATTGGCTATCGTGGGGGGACGTGCGGGATCGACTCTTACAAGCTATGCGATGTGCTTTTTAATGACAAAGACATGGAAAAGATATGCGACATCATAGCGGAGCTACCAGGCAAAACGGGCGTGTACTGTAACTATCTAGGCGGCGGGGTGCGTGGCTCGCTCTTATCCTCCCCCTTTGATCGTGCGCCTTTCAAGTATGCCAGGGAACGTATCGAGGGGTTTATCCAGGCTTGCCGAGACTTTTACAACCTGTGCGAGATTGAGAATGGGTTGCAGGACGAGGAATACCCAGACGGGGAGACGAACTGGGACAATATGGCAACGAACGCGGCGCGTGCGGCGGGAGTTGTGAACGCTTACTAACACTAAAAATAACTATATGACCACCATTGTGACCAACCAAGACCCTATCCTTACCCAAGAGCAAGAGGAACGCGCGGCACTTATTACCGAGAAAGCGGAAAGCATGGGTATTCCATCGGCCGTTGTGGCGGAGTGGGTGGACGACTACGACTACGACGGCATCGAGAAGGCGCTGGAACTCTGCGAAGAGGCATACAGCGGTAGCTTTGATAGCGACGAGGCTTTTGCGGAGGATATGGCAGAGCAAACCGGAGCGCTTAGGGGTGACAACGTATGGCCATATACCTGTATCGACTGGGAACAGGCAGCGCGTGACCTTATGCACGACTATACCGAGATAGACGGCTATTACTTTCGCCAAATGTAACTGCTAACTCTTATTGTCAAAATACATGGGACAGATACTCCTTACAGACTGGGCGCGGAAGCACGGCATCAAGCCTATGGACGCCAAGAATATGGCGAGACGGGGCAAGATAGATGCCAGGATCGAGCAAGTTTTAATCAAACGATGGGTAATAGACGAAACCGTATTACCCCCTCAATCCTATGGAAAATAATACCATAAAATCGACACAAATGGAAGAGGCAAAAGCGCTTGCCTTAGCCCAAAAACAGCAGATAGACGTGATCCTGCAAGCTCTGTTCGAGCAGCAACTACAACAGGGGTACAGCCTCCAGAATCCCGAGGACGAGACAGAGGATACAAGCCCTGTTTGGTAGACCTAGCAAAACAGTACTCAATCGACACTCTTTTATTTGAAACCTATGAAACCAACCACCAACATTCGTTTACTGGTAGGACTTAAGACCAAGACCGTAGCGCCTTCGCTCTACACCGTCCTCATGGAAGCCAACGACAGACGTTTCCTCCACACCTGCATCGAATACTCCCTTGAGGGTGCAGAGGCGGACGCTGTAAGGGCATTAAAGGGCCAAGGCGTGGACGAGGAGGACTGGAAGCTCTCAATGTTCGACTCGCAGAGCGTAGACGGTCTGGCGACGATGCTAGAGAGCCTCACGGTGTCCCCTAAAGAGCAGGGAGACAAAAGCGCCGTTAAAAACCTTGTGATGCGTGAAATTGTGGAGAGCGGAGACAAGGCCCTGTATGCCAAGTACAAAAAGATACTAAACAAGTTTGAGAGGAAGTATATCGAGGAGGCTTTGAGCAGGAAAAAGAGCGCTTAGATACAGCACCCCCCTTTCCCTTTCAGATGAGCCCCGGCAGCCTTGGCGGGCGAACGCGGAAGCTCGGGGCGTGCAGGTATGTATGCCCGAAAAAGTATTGATCGAGTGCGTGTGAAGAGGCTCAGCCGACGGGGGTGTGTGGCGATACGCCCTTACCATAAGGTCATCAGAGCATCCAGACGGTTTCCCAGGGGCTTCGCAATCGGTCTGAGCTGGCCACCACGCGCACTCGAATTGTCTTGCATTCCTAGCTTTCCCTCGTTTATTACAGGCTTAAAGGGTTCCTGCGGTGAATGAGGCTCACACGGGGGCCTAGCCTACACAACCAAAAAACCCACCAAGCCTTGCGGCAAGATGGGAAGAATGGGAAAACGGCAGCAATGATTTCTCAAAGCCAAACGTAGAATTGTGCTTACACAATCCCACGAAAGACTAAAAGAGTCAACATGTGCCGTTTTCATAGGCTCCGCCAAGTATCGCATCGACACGAATGTTTTGCAAGGGGCATACCTAACACAACTTGTGCATAACTCCATGAAACCTATACATACCAGGCCAGAATACAACCGCCTCCGCCTCATCCTCACCTACTTGGAGAGCGGGGGAGACCCTAACTCGAAGATGGTACGGGACTTTGTGCAGGAGTACGAGATCGACACTACTAAATTTCTCGCGTACGTGAAGGAGTGGGGGAGAGACGTGACCGTGGAGATGCTACGGCAGAAAAAACTGCTACTTATCCACAAGCAAGGCATTGACAAAACAGGAGAGAGTTGATAATATATCAACATTGAATGAACAAGGCACAGTCACTCGGGGAGGTTGGATACGTCTGACCTCTTCCGAAGCAGACCAACTAAGAAACTAAAGCCCTTTTATGCCAATACGACTAATTGCCCCGCTTACCTGTCCACGCTGCGGCGTGACATACCACACGGATGAAGAGATCGAGGCCATAACAGACTGGCAAGCGTGCGGTCTTTGCGACAAGCTAGACCGCAAGGAAGACGATTATCCACTAGAACCAGAAGACGAATAATATGGAAATAAATAGGGAGGTATTGCAGGACTACGCCGACATCACGGCGCAGATCAAAAACCTAGAAGAGCAGAAGGAGAAGCTGGCGGAGGCGCTGCTGTCCTACATGAGCACGGAAGGCATCGAGAAGGTGCAAGACGAGATGGGTACGTTCTCGCTTGTGCGTACAAAGCGCTACGAATACTCGGCGGACATGAAGGCGTTGGAGGAATACGTCAAAGAATGCAAAGAGGACGAGAAAACAACAGGCGCAGCTACCGCAAAAGAATCTTTATCGGTGCGTTTTCAAGCACCTAAATCATAAATCTATGAGCAAATTATCTAGCGGAACCCCAGGCAAGAGCGGAGGCAGCAAAAAGCCTTTGAACATTAAGAAGCTCGCAAACTCGATGGCGGCAAGCTCAGATCCTATCTCGGCATTGCTAAGCGCTAAGAGCAAGATCGAGGCTATGCGTAAAGTAAAAAAGGAATGCACAAGCCAAGAAACAGAGGATGGGCGCAAGGTCTTGAAAGAAATGCCTATGCCTAAACACCTCAAAGCAAAATGGGAAGCATTACAGGCTCATGCAGACGTGGCAGCCAAAGTCATGAGCAAGCACAATTTTATGGGCGAGGGCTTCTGGGCGGACGTACGAGAGCATTTTGATACATACGGAAACTCTTTACACATCGACAGCGAACGCATGTATGTCCAAATCGTCGAAGATCCCAAAGAGGATAGCGAATAAATACGGAGCATACGCGTTACCATACCCCGTGGAAAAACGTAAATCTGTCGTATCTCAACCACGGACGACGCAATTCTACCCGGATACACAACCCATCGGCGTTCAGCGTAAGGCACGAGCTGGTTATCAGCTACCTAGCTTTTCGTTAGGCGGACCATCTGGTTTACGTTTCGGGGTGTATGGCGCGCAGACGCCGCAAAACATAAATACAGCTAACCAAAATATGCAACAAACAGATAAAAATAGATTGACGATGGTGACGGCTAAAGTTGGGGAAAAAGTAGTGCTATGGAACAACCTTCCGCCAGGAACCAATACACTATATCGTGAGGGCAGGGAAAACCCCTATTTTTACGAAGGGTGTGAAGAGTTTCTTACAGACTCATACAGCGGAGAAGCAACGCCCGTGGTTGGCTCAATAACCGTAGTAGACCATAACGCGGGCATGGTGCATGTCACATGGGAAAAAGCACATGGATGGAACATATACAGTTTACCTTGTAGCGACGAAGACACGGACATTGGGAGCAAAGAGCAGATGCTTTTTGCATACGATTACTATTTAGGGGTTATTGAGGGAAAGAAAAAGGTGGTAGACAAAGTAGAGATTAAGGCAGATCACCTCGACCGCCTTATCATAGAAGAGAACGCGAAAAAGCGCATTCTCTCGGTCATAAAACAGCACGGAAAAGCTGGACTCATTTTCGACACCTGGGGCTTGAACGAAACAATCGAGTATGGACGCGGCATGACCATGCTTTTCTACGGGCCACCAGGTACAGGTAAGACGTTTGGCGCAAAGCAGATAGCTAAGACCATGAACAAGGAGCTTATGGTGTTCGACACGGCATCGCTACAGTCGTCCGTGCCTGGACAGATGGAACGCAACCTCAAAAAAGCATTTTTGGAAGCAAAGAAAAAAGGAGCTGTCATCCTGTTCGATGAGTGTGACTCCATGATTATGTCGCGCGACAACGTGGGGATGGTGCTCGGATCAGAGATCAACTGTCTTCTCACAGAAATCGAGCAATATGAGGGTGTGTGTATCCTTACAACCAACCGCATCGGTGAGCTGGATAAAGCCTTGGAGCGCCGTATTTCTTTGATCGTGAGGTTTCCTAAGCCAAGCGCCAAGCACCGTCTCGATATCTGGAAGTCTCTTATTCCAAAGAAGCTCCCTTTGCACGACGATGTGTCGCTTGAAGCGCTGGCGGAAGAGTTTGACCTTACCGGAGGTATCATCAAGAACGTGGTGCTCAACGCAGCTCGCCTAGCAGCAGCAGACGACGCAGACAAGGTGTCCTTTGACCACTTCCTGGAAGCAATCAAGGGCATCGAAGAAGGTAAGAGTGGGTTCGAGCAGAAGTCTAAATCACCTACGACGCGAGGGCGTATGGTCACAACGGCAGACATTGACCGCCCTAGCTCACGATAAATATGGGAGATGCAGACTATGAAGGGCCGCGCTGCCCAAATCACGGATGCCCGCTAGAGCTAACACTAGACCAGCTCACAGCGACAGAGGGTCGTGCGCCCTGCCAAGTGTCCAAAGAGCTGTTCGAGTTTGAGCAGGACACCAATACCAAGGAGCAGGATAAGTACGGCAATCCGCTAATCAAGTTTAACGTCACAGGCAACGACTAATATGGATAGCCAGAAGAACATCCTAATGAAGATCAACGCCATCATGGCGGAGATCAACTACATCCAGAAGGACAAGAGTAACAACTTCCACGGCTACAAGTACGCCTCGGAAGCAGCTATCAAGGAGGCATGTCACGCATCGTTCGTGAAACATAAAGTCGTGTTCTCGTTCAGTATAAATAGGGTGACAGACCTATGGACGACAACGGGTGGAGAGCATGTTGTCCTTGTGGAGTGTGCTTGGACGCTGAGCGACGCTGAGAGCGGGGAGAGTTTGTCTGGTGTGACGATGGGTACAGGATCAGACAAGGGCGACAAGGCGGTCTATAAGGCCATCACAGGAGCCCTAAAATACGCCCTCACAGCGAATCTACTCATTCCTACTGGCGAAGACCCTGAGAACGAGTCAGAGAAGAAAGCAGAGGCTCCTACGATGAAGATCACACCTTCCTATGGGACAGCTAAGCCCATAACACCAAGCGCGCCCGCCGGAGTAGTCGGCACGGTGACGAGAGCAATGCCTAGCGCCGTACCAGTAGGAGCGGTGAAGAAAAACCCATTACCTAAGTACACGACGCCTAAACCTGGCGACGAACCACCCTTCTAAACTATGGCTCTTACTTTGAAAAAGATCGTGCGCGAAAAGGGGCAGAAGACGCGCGGAAGAGACTTCACACAGACAGAGCTAGACGGGGTGAGAGCCTATGTAGAAGGACAGGCATCACTCACGGACGTGGCGCGACTGTTCAACGTATCAGAAACAACCGCGCAAAAGTACGTCGTGGTAACACGCTCAATCGTGCAAATGTTCAAAAAGAAGCAGTTGCGTTTCAAGAAGAGAGTATGAAACCCCTGTCATGGTCGGAGCTAGACCTGTACCTCACCGATAACAAGGAATGGTACAAGCGCTACATCATGGGTCAGAAGCCGCCAGACACAATCTATACACAGCGAGGCAAGCACTTGCACGAGTTCATGGAAGGAAAAAACCATGATGCCGTAACCTCGATAGCCCACGGAGGCTGCTACACAGAGGAGGAGGTGTTAGCCAACCAGAAGTGCATAGAGTTCCTAGATATCTGGTCCGATGAGACCGATGAGCAAGAGAAGGAGGTGCGGGTAGATATAGATGGTGTGCCGACAGTCTCTTACTGGGACGCATACTCCAAAGCCCGAGAGGGGCGTACCGCAGTCATAAAGGAGTGGAAGACGGGCGGGAAGGTATGGAGTACCGCTCGGGTAAATAAACACGGCCAGCTCCCGTTTTACGCCTTACAGCACCAATCCTTGTTCGATGCTCCGGCAGTAGTAACGCTGGCAAGCGCATCATGGAAGGAGCCGCGGCGAAGTACGGCGTTCAGCATAACGCCTAGTCAGACGGGGCTCGATCACATGAGGGCGATGATAAGGAACACCTGGAAGGACATGACAAAGCGAGGTCTACTAGAACGACGTAAATCTACACGAGTATGAAAATCTGCGTGCAAGGAACGATCACGGGCATGAAAAGCATGAGAGACAATACCTGGAGATTGCAGGTGGACACTCAAGAGATTGCCCCGGAAGATATAGCCAGCATAACCACAGAGATAAACAAGTTTGGGTACTTCGTCTTCCAGGCGGGGGAGCCGATCAGGGAGCTAGACCTTGAGGAGTTGCCGTCGCCAAAGACCGGACCAGGAAAAAGTTTATCTAAATCACAAATACTGCGCTTCGCTCTTCACGGAGCATGGAACGCGGGTACAAAAGAAAAAGACTTTCCTACGTTCTACCAAGAACACATGGACAAGATCATTAACCATATAACCAAATCGTATGAACCAAGAAGCACTATTTGAGAAGATGGAGGAGGTCGGCAAGATCAAGCGAGAGATGGAGGCTCTTAACAAGCAGATAGTAGACATCGAGGCAAAGAAGCGTTCGCTTGAGCTAAAGCTCGCTAGCATGTTCGGCGCAAAGCGCATCGGATCATTCGGACGTCCAAAGGCGAGCGAAGCTAAAATGTTCTTGAGCGATGCTATCGCGGAAGCGCTGCAAAACTTCCCCCAAGGAACCTCTATAAAAAATCTGGCCAAGGTAGTGCGGAACGACTACGAAGGAAGGATCAAGCGCGGCGCAGCCATCAGAACAAGCATTTACCATGCTGTGAGCATCGGCAAGATCAACAAGGTCGGAGGGCTGGTATTCCCTATTAGGGCTTCAACGCCCGTCGAGCAGGTGGTAGACACACGACCAGAAGAGAAGCCTGTACCTACTTTTTTCCAGCAACGCGCAGTAGGGGCCACGACGTCGGTTCCTATCAAGTTCACATTCACTAAATAACACTATGGAAAAAGCATCCTGGAATACAGGCGATGTATATCTCGCCGCGACACTCAAGACGCTAGGAGCGCACTTCCAATCAGTCTCATTAGAAGAAGGCACGGGACGGTGGCAATTTAACTTTGAGATGGTGGAGGACTTACCAAAGGCTGTCCTTGCCTACTACGAAGAACAGTTGCAGGTAGAGCCGTCTAGCTTGTTTCTCAACCTGCGAGAGATGCGCCGTGAGGCTCATGCGGTGCAGGACGGTTTAGACCCTTATACAAAATAAAGCATCTTATGCTCTTTATCCTTCCGTTAGGCCCTACCGATAACCGCCGTCTTATTCCTGCGTGGCGTATGAAGCGGCTGGTGAGTTCCGCTGAGTATAGGGCTTGGAAGGAGGAGGCTATATGGAGGATAAAAGAGCAAATGCCTAAGAGGTTCAAGGCGTTTACACCCACATTCGAGAAGCAACTTGTGTACCGCGTGAAGGTATACCTGCCAAACAAGCGGACGGACGTGGCGAATTACGACAAGGGGTTGCGAGACGCGCTGTCACAGGCTGGTGTTTGGGAGGACGATAAGTGGACTCTGCCTACGTTCGGTAGAGCGGAGATAGACGCTAAAAATCCTAGAATAGAGGTAGAGATACTATGACCAAAATGCTGCTAAAGCAGGCGATAAAAGAGGGACGATTGAGGGTAGGTATGAAGGTAAAAACAAATGGAGATGATACAACTACGTTAGTGGGCTGCTATTATACAGGAACAATCTCCTTTATAGGATCGTGGCAAGGACGCCCTAAAATAGCTCTGATCAGAGTCGATGGTACGACAGGAGGAGGCCCCGAAGGATCGTGGCAGATCACACAGGATAACGAGGCAGCAGAGATCGAGTTCGACGAAGTAGAGTCACCTAAAACATTAAAATCTATTACTATGACGACCACAGAAAACATCCTCAGCTTTTTTCGCAACATGACGGCTTCCGCAGACGAGAAGCTCCTCAAGGAGATGGGCATCGAAGACCCCATCGGAACGCCTACGGAGACTGGATTGCGCTTGTGCGCCGAGATCCTATACAAAGAGAACCGAGCGAAGGTGATCGAGATCGTGAAGAGCATGAAGGAGGAGCAGGATGCAGCTAAGAAATAATGGCGGGCGATGCTCTGGTAACAGGGCGCTCGCTCTGAGTGGTGGTGGTCGTCTAAAAGAAGGACACGGTGCGCGCACTCGGTAACACGGGTACAAAACCGAGATGCTGGTGCAATTCCAGCTCACTATCATTCAGAGCGGGTAAAACCGCAAGCGAGAGTGGTGGAATATAGACACTAGCGTTAGACGCTGACTGACTGTCCAAGCAGCAGGCATACATGGATGCGAACATGGAATGAGCATCCGAACCGCGTTGTGCAATGGTGCGAGTCCCTTGCCTCTCGCTGGCGCCTCTCAAATCGGTGTTTTACTAAGCATGGAATACCGACCTTGAGGCGCACCAGCGGGATTAACCGCAGTAAATCTATTTTATGATGCCAGACAACACGACGGGCTTGGGTACGGCTAACACAACGGGGGCGGTAAGCATGGGTGTTCTTGGAAAGACTAATATGAACTTTTCTCAAGCGCTCATCGAACTAAAAGAAGGAAGGAAAATCGCCCGTGACGGATGGAATGGAAAAGGAATGTGGCTGGAAGTTCAGCGACCAGATGAACATTCCAAGATGACGAAGCCTTACATCTTCATGTCTATTCCAGCTGGCGCAACGCATCAGTTCGATGGTCAGGAGACATATTCAAAAGACGGAGTAGAACGTGTGCCTTGGCTCTGTTCTCAGACAGATATGATGGCAGAAGACTGGATGGTGGTCGCCTAATGATATGAGCACATTCTCCCGCGTTAATAGCAAAGACTATCAGAGAAAAAAGAATGTATTGCAAAATAATGCAACAGACGCTTTACGATCCAAACGATCTCGCTTAGTTGCTGGTGATGGCACGTTACCTAGATCAAATAAATATCGTGACTAGTCATGCAAAGTTGATTGCAAAAAGCTTCACAAGGCAGATAGAAAAACAGGTGAGGTACTGCACAAGTATAAGAAGGCTTAGCCACGCGCTAGGCCCTCATCCTCCATCCACGACAGACAGTCTAGGATCAGTCCTACACGCGATTAGTGTCATGGGTGGTAGATGAGTATCTAAGCTCTTTAATCAATGTTTATATGCCTGAAGAACACTTGTGCAGCCATGAGGATATGCATCCATA